ATAGGTTTTGAGCCAATCCTCCATATTGACTTCGTATTCCTCTAAACGATAGTCTCCCGTATATTCCTTACTTAGAGAATCTAGCGCAGATTGAGCCTGTATTTTGTCTATATACAATCTATTATCGATTATATACTTATCATATCCATCAGCTAGAAATTCTGTACGCATAACTCCGTATAATTTCATATTATTCCCCTATCCATAATTTTATAAACTTTCCCGATAAATCAAATTCGTAATCAATATAGAAACCACCGTAACCATCGATTTTATCTGACATAAATTTAGGGCTATGCGAACCTGCTTCAATACGAATTTTGTTCATCCCTACTTCTTCGAATTGCTCAAAAGGTACCTTGAATTCTGCCAAGAGATTTTTTAGTTTTTCTAAGTCAGTCATATCTACCCCTTAATTTCCCATATTATACCACAAAACCCCGCAATATGCCGTAAGACCCCGCAATATTTTAAGCAAAACTTATAATACAATAACGGTACTACAAACCGTAGGGCAAAATTAACGGAGATTTTACATGTTTATCACAAAACATGGGTATTACCCAGCAATGAACACAGAAGACGGCAGCGGAGCAGGTTCAAATGGTGGCGCAGGTGCTTCTGCGACAGCGGAAAAACCTAAACTAAAACTTGATGATGAGCAAAAAGAGCTTGTAAACAACATCGTAAAAGAGAGGCTAGGGGAGCAAAAGGTCGGCTACGAAAAGAAAATCACGGAAATGGAAGGCAAGATTCAGGAACTATTAGCGGCAAAATCGACCGAGAAGCCAAAAGCTCTCGACAATGAAGAACTTGCTAAGAAATATGTACCCCGTGAGGACTATGAGAAATTGACAACGGATTACAAGAAGGAGCGTGAGCTAAGATATGGTACTTATCAGAAAAGCGTCAGGGCTGAGATAGTTTCGGCTATTGCAGAACTAAAGGCTATTTCGGGCAGCGAAGACCTTATATTGCTTGGCGTTGAGCCTTTTATCAAGATTGAAGATGATGGTTCATTTAAGGTTCTCAATGAGAGCAAGGAAATAACCCGCATCAATGGTGAAGGTAAGGCTATGTCAATTCGTGAGTTAGTTGCTGATTTCGTGAATAAGCGTCCATTCCTACTACCTCCGGGTGCTGCTGGTGCCGGAACGGGTAAAAATAACGGGAAAGGGGCTGATTCTAAAGAATTAGATAAAAAAGAATGGGACGTGCTTAACCCTACTGAAAAAATGACTTATAGATGGGATGCACAAAGAAATGCGTTTGTTAAGAAAAAATAAATAAAATAGGAGATAACTAAATGGCTGAAAATAATTTTAATGCGATAATCTCGGATACCTACGAGGCCCTCGAGCAGGTATCCAGAGAACTTGTCGGTATGATACCGGCGGTTACACTATCTGCAACTGCTGAAAGGGTTAGACTCAACCAGAACATCGTTGTAGATGTTGAGCCGGATTATGCTGGTGGCGATAATATAGTTCCGGGCAATTATCCACCTGACCCGACTGGTGAGACTTCTGGCGCTGTAAACATACAGATAACCAACTCTAAATCTTATTCTTTCGGCTTTAACGGCGAGGATGAGAAGGGGCTCAATAGCGGTGTAGGCTATCAGAATGTCAGGATGAATAAGATAGCGCAGAGGATAAGAAGGGCGGTAAATGACGTAGAGAGCGACCTGTGCGCACTCTATACAACTACTTCACGCGCTTATGGCTCTGTATCAGCAGACCCATTCGGCACAGCAGGCGACTATACCGATGCTACTTTTGCAAAAAAGATACTGCTCGATAACGGCGCAGCTGATTTTGATAACCAGCTCGTCATGAATACCGCAGCAGGTGCAACCCTCACAGGTAAGCAGGCTCAGGCTAATATGGCTGGAACGGATATTATTCAGAGGCAGGGTATACTACTCCCTCTCTCCGGCCTCGACCTTCGTCAGTCTGCTCAGATTAAAACTCATACAGCTGGTGCAATGGCTAACGCAACGACCACAAATAGCGCCCTTACAGTAGGGCAGGTTATTATCCCACTTGCTACAGCAGGTACAGGTGTAGTAGCAGCAGGCGATATAATCACAATCGCAGGCGATACCGCCAATAAGTATGTAGTTACCTCAGTAGTATTCGTTGGCGCTGACCCTGCCGCTGGTGATACAATAACCATCGCTGCACCGGGTATCAGGGTAGCACAGGGCGCTTCTGCCAAGGCTCTAACAGTTATCGGTTCGTCTGCAAGGAACATGATATTCAATAGGTCAGCAATCGTACTCGCTACTCGCGCACCTGCAAGGCCAACTGAGGGCGACCTCGCAGAGGTAGTTGAACTTATCACAGACCCTCGCAGCGGGTTGACACTTGAGCTCTCTATGTATAGGATGTATAGGAAGGTTCGCTATGAGATAGCTATTGCGTGGGGTGTTAAGAATATCAAACCTGCTCACACAGCAATGTTGCTAGGTATACCTAACGGTTAATAAAGGGGGCAACCCCTTTTAATTTTTATAATAAGAGGATAAAATGAGCGATAAAACTTTAATAGTCTATAGTCAAGACGGCAACGAAGTAGTTATAGATAATGCCCCTGAACAGATAGCGTCATGGGAAAAGGCAGGCTACTCAACTGTAAACCCAGCCAACGTACCATCAAAACCTAATGACTTTGAGCCTATAGTGATGGTTAAGGGCGATGAAGAAAAAGCCGTCGATAGTCAGAAAGCTTATAACAAAGCAATAAAAGAAGGATGGGTGGTTAAAGAAAATGAAAACTAAAAACAAGAAAAAAGGAGGTAAATGCAAATGAGTTGGTCGATGAATTTACAGGAAACTGATAAAGTAACACTCCCTGCGGGGAAAAAGCTGTCGATAACACTTGCGACTGGTTCTACAGGGCTCGCTCGTTCAGGTACCACCACCACTACATTGACGGTTGGTACGACGACTTTTGGAGCTTATTCACTAGATACTACTTGGTATATAGACTGCCTCACAGGTACAATAACCTACGATACTGTTGACCAGACAGCTGATGAGATATTGAATAACTCAGGTGTATCTACCGGTGGAGTTGACCTACGTGGTGTATATGATGCATCAGTCAATACTTTCCCTGCTACCGGTGGGTCGGGCGTGAGTGGCGCAATACTGAAAGGCGACACATGGAAAATATCAGTCGGCGGTACGCTCGGTAGCGTAGTTGTAGAGGCTGGTGATGTTATCACGGCGCTCATAGATACACCGGCACAGACGGCGGGTAACTGGTTTGTCACCGAAAAGAATATGGGTTACACCCCTGAGAATGCGGCAAACAAAGTCACATCTATATCGGGTGCATCGACCGATACTCAATACCCATCAGGGAAACTCGTTTATGATCAGTTAGCACTCAAAGAGGCGACTGCGAACAAGGATGCTACAGGTGGATATGCAGGGTTGACATTGTTTAAGATTAATTTCAAGAACGCGGCTGATACCTTTATAAACTTTCTGACAAATGCAACTACAGCGGCTCGCACATGGACTTTTCAGGATAAGGACGGTACAATCGCTGACCTCGTGGATGTAGCGACAAAGCTCGATCACGTAGGTAGAGTAGGCGGTACTGATGCTGCCGCTGGTGACGTAGGTGAATATGTGGAAGCCGTGGTCGCCACGGGCTCAGCAGTATCACTCACGTCTACCGTGGTATCAAATGTAACAAGCATATCCCTGACTGCTGGCGATTGGGATATTGAGGGAATAGTCGATGTTAATTTCGGAGGTGTTACCGCTACTGATATAGTCGCTGGCATATCACCAACGACAGGTGCATTGGGAGCGCAAGATACTTATGCGAAATCAACTCTTGCCTTAACCGGGCATACTGATACCTATGGTTATATAACGCCAAAAGTGCGTGTCAAACCAACTGTAACCACTACATACTATCTTGTGTCATCTTCAACATTTACTGTGGGTACGGCAGCTGTATTCGGTACTATCAGGGCGAGAAGGTCTGCTTAAATGGCAAATTACAGCATAGATACTGACTTAATTACATACGAACCCAACATCATGAGTATGGGTGACACCACTATCTATGCGCCTGTCCATACCGATGCTAAGCGCGTTATTGATAATAAAGTGCTGACTGACTGGTGGAAACAACTCGAGGGATGGGGATACAATTCCTATACCAGTGGTAGCGGCGACCGCCAGTTCATCACATGGACACCTGCTTATATGTTTGATACCACGAAACTTGAGCAGACACAGTTTAAAAACCTGTCTGCTCTGTATGTGCTCAGGGGTATATATGCCATGAATAGCGGACTGAATATCGAGACCATGAACCCGAAGGTCAATTATTATAGTAAACTATATCAGACCGAATGGGAAGCACTTATGGCTCGCGGCATAACCTATGACTGGTCAGGTGATGGCACTTTCACGTATCTTGAAAAGTATATGGCGGTCAATGCTAACCGCAGGGTCATGAGGGGATAGTATGAATATCCATATAGAACTACGATACAAGCAATATGTCGGTGATGCCGCTATCTCAAAGATAATCGGCATGCCGCGTGAGCTATATGAGTTTCTTTCTAACGCTCAGTCTATGAAAGAACTGGCCGAGAGCGAAAAGGCGAGGATAAAGACTCGTACTAGTATGGGTGTTGACTACTTAAATATTCCGTTTTTCCCCTATGCTGCGTCTACAGCCAAAAGAAAGCTCAAAAAGAATAGATACCCTGGCATTGTAAATCTTTTTGACACAGGCAATATGCTTGGTGCGCTAGGAGATAAGGACAAAACAGGAGACTTCAAAGCGTATTGGGGCCCAAATATAGGTACGCTGAGTTTTGCCACGGAAGAAAGCGACAAAAAAGCATATTGTATCAATGAAGGCAAAGGGAATGTCGCACGCGAATTTGCAAAAGTATCCCCTAACGATGAGAAAAACTTTGTCGTTATTCTTGAAAAGAAAATAGCTGAATGGCAGGTGAAAAATGGCTAACTCGACCAGAACCGATGCAGTGCTTGATGCTATAGTCACTCAACTGACAGCCAAGATAACAGGTATAGCGCCATATAATTATTCGCTCAAAAAAGCTGATCGTGATATTAAAAGTATTGTTGATGCGAAAAGTTTTATAGCAAATAAACTACCAGCTGTGATAGTGATGGAGGGTAACGAATCAAAAGTGAGACAACAGACATTTCCATCATATAATAATTTTGATTATGTAACGACCCTGACGGTGCATTTATATGCTGTGATAGTAACAAGTCTCACGGCAAGCCCCAGTAAGGCTATGCAAAATTTTATTGCAGATATTCGAGCGGCGCACCAGTATAATGAGCGTTTTGCGGTTGATGGTGTAGCTCATTCGTCTATTATAAGTGTACAGCCGAACCCTTTTGACATAAATGAACCGTACCGGGATGCGTTAATAACTTTGGAGGTAGTTTTTGATGATTAGATTAATAGTAAAAGAAGATACGACAGTATCTATAGATAAGCATAATGCCAGTTACAAAAAAGGCGATGTTTTTGAGATTGAGGAGCACCAGTTACCGGAATATGCACCATACATTCATTATGGAATTTTTGCGATAGAACCTGAAAAAATTATAAATAAAAAACAAAATAAGGAGGTAGTGAACGATGACAATTAGACCAGATAAGGAGCGGTTACTATTGCTGGCACTGAACGGCAAAGAAACCGCATATGGTGACGGGCTCGCAACGGTAAATAAATTATTCCCGGTACGCAAACTCGACCCTGAGCGCAAGCCTACAACAGCCAATGACGAGGCTACATTCAACGGTGTCGATGGCCCAACAAGACAAGATATAGAGAAATGGGAGGGAAATCTACCTATCGGCTTTGACCTGACCCCATCGATGGCGGGATTTATGTATGCCCTTGGTATGGGCGCAGTAGCTACTACGAACCCATTTGCAGGTGTATATCAGCATGTATTTACTGAGATAGCGGGGTATCAAAACCCGTCTACCAACGTGGCGGTAAAGGAGGCTACAGGCGCACAGCGTAAATACAAAGGCGTTGTATGTGGCAAATTTACTGAAAAAATCAGCATGGGTAATAAGCGCCTTGAAGCGACAATGGACTTGTCTACTGACGGCACCGTGTCTGATGATGTCACAGCTACACCAGCTATCACACAAGATACATTCTGGCGCGGTGGTGACACGACCCTAACTATCAATGCGACCCCTTGGACAGCGAAAGTCGCTGACATAGAGGCTGGACTTGATAACGGGCTCGAAGCTGATACAGCGTGGAAGATAGGCGGCGGCATGTACCGCACCAGCCATGAGCGCCACAAGGAGCGCACCCGCACGCTCAAAGTAACGCTCGCTCCTGCCGATGCGACAGATTTGAATACTATAAAGGGATGGATAGAGAATCAGACAGCGCTCGCGCTGGTCGTCACGACTACAGGCGGCATTATCGCATCTACATATCATTTCACGAATACATGGAGCATACCAAAATGTCAGGTTAAGTCATCGTGGAAGCTGGCGGGCGGTATTGGGGCTCGTGAGCAGATAGTGCTTGAGCTTGAAGTGCTTTATGATACCGTGACCTCGAAGTTCTGGGACAGGACAGTAGTTAACGATGTTGCGACTTATTTAGTTTAATTTTAGGGAGATATAGATATGGGTTTTAATTTGAATGTAGAGGAGTATAAATTTCCACTTGATATTTTTCAGAATGATAAAAAAATAAGGGTGGTTCATCTTTTAAGGGCTCCGAATGATGATGAAATTAATGAATACATGGAAAGGATGTCCGAATTTGACACAGAAAATAATGTGTACAAACCAACAAGGAACAAAGCCGCTGTCTGGCTTTGGAACCAAATAGCGGTTAGTGTGGAAGGATATGATTTTAACGGAGATTTTGAGGGTATGAAAAAAAAGATACCGCTCACTCATAAAGTTCCGTGTATCAATGAAATATTATCTATCGCAGGTATCGTGTCAGAAAAAGAATCGGAAGAATTGGCAAAAAAATAAATCTGGCTTTGTCGTTAGCCAATCAAAAGAAACGAAATTGTAAAACATGTGTGGAAGTAAAAATGAGTAAATCAAATTGTCAATCATGTGTTAATACCTTACTAGATAGCATACCTCAGAAGGTATATCACTTATTTGAACTCAACGAAATGATAGAGATAGGGTATAAACCGAATTTGCCACGTAAAACATGGAAACTACTCGCTATTTTAAGACGCACGGCAGAGCAGTTTAGAGAAGATAGAAGGAAGCAGGAGGCAAAAGGGGCTCAACATGGCTAATCAGGTAGAAATCAGAATACAAGTCGATGATGGTGGCAGCTCAACAGCTACTGCCAGCCGATTTGATAGCGCCCTCGCTTCTATGACCGAGCAGCAGAAATTATCTACTGCTGAAATGATAAAAAATACCCATGAGCTTGGTATGCAGACGCAGGTTGAGGTTGAGTTGATAAAGCTGAAATATCTCGATATGTTTGACAAGGTTAGGGCTTCGGGATTATTAACGGCATCAGAATTACAGGCTGTTAATACGAAGATAGCTGGCATCAAAATGGCTGAAAACATGAATCAGTTGAATGACGCTATAAAATGGGTTCTCCCTACTAAGGATAGGCTGATAACAAAAACATTGACGCTAGCTGAATCCGTAGCATTTCTAAGATCTGGCTATGAGGCGTTAATAACTACTCAATTTGGAGTGAATGAAGCAACGGCACGCATGGAGCGTCAACTTATTTTCGGCGCAGCAAAGGCGGCAGCTATGGCAGTATCAATCGGTGCTGTAGCGATGGCGTACAAAGATGCAAATATGTTTAATGAGGACATGCAAAAGAGTACTGATAAACTCCATAACGCCTTTATTGGGCTACGCGAAGAGCTGGCAAACGGGCTCGCTCCAACTTTCGTATTATTAAATGAAGGCATGGCTATCACAATGGACGGAATGTCAGGATATATAGCTCGCCTGCAAGTATGGGGAACAGAGGCAGGGGCAACCTTCGCTAAATCAATAATAGCATTAAAAATGACATCGGCTGCTGCCTTCGGAAAAATGACTGACGAAGAAAAACAGGCTTTTTTTCAGCGTGGCGTGGAGCAGATGACTGAAATAGATAAAGGTGCTGAAAGCCAAATAGATAAATCTTTGAAAGATTTTATGGAGCGCGGCAAAAAACTCCAAGAGGCTATGGATGCGAAAAAAGGTGGTGCCGGAGCTGGTGGGGTAGGTGAAAAAGATATAGTTGGTGGCGCTCAAAAGGCGTTAAATGAGATAGAAAAAGAACAATTGGCTAATCGTCAGTTGATATTGGCGGTTACACAAGAATATGACAGCGCTATGGATGCCACTATGTCAAAAGAGGAGCAGCAGGCGGCGCAACGTGAAGCTATAAATCAGCGATTATTATTAGTTTACGATAAAGAAACTGCGGCATTAATGACAAAGAATCTGATGGTAGCACAAGCTCAAAAACAACAGGAGCAATATTCAATATCGTTTTATAATAACGCCCTTAAAGAATATGCCGTAACAAAAAATATCGGTGATGCAATGGTAGCCGCGACTAAACAAGCAGTAGCTGAAAAAATAAAAGCCATTGGGCAAGAGGAGGCTGTAGCGGCAGGCAGGGAGTTGTGGGACGGATTCGGGGCGCTTGCCCGATATGATTTACCAAGTGCTGGTAATCACTTTATTGCCGCTGCTGGTCACGCTGCCAATGCTGCCCTCGCCGGTGCTGCCTCAGTTGCTGTATCAGGTGGTGGTGGTGCTTCCGCTGGTGGTGGCGCTTCATCAGTCGCGCAAGGTGGGATAAATTCAGCTGCCAATATACCACAGGAGCAGCAAAGTACTTTAATTGTCGATACCAAAAACCTTGACTGGAAAGAGAGGCAACTTGCCCAAACAATCATGACTCAGATATTTGATGAATTTAAGAATAAGGGTCAGCGATTCCCTTCAAACGTGGTAATACAATAATGGCAAACTTAGCACGAATAGCATATAACGGCAGGGTGGTTGACTTTGACCGTAGCCAAATACTTCCTTACGAAGACTTCCCGTTTGAAGGTAATTTTAATGATATGACCTCGAATGATGGCACTGGACAGACCTTTCTATTGAGTAAAAATAAGCCTCTTAAAATGGCATGGCAACGCCTGACTGATACTTTTTATAAGGCAAATCTGCCAATGTGGTCATGGATGCAGGCGGGTCAAGAGTTCGCTTATTTATTCGATAATACTGTCAAACCTATCGCTCGCGGGATAGCCTCAGTATCTGGCACGACTGTAACTATGCAGGGCACCACGAATGACCTTGAGGATGTGCATTATGGCGGTGGCATGTTCATGATAGTGGGCGATGCTGGTACAATACTCACAAGCAAGGACGGTATCACATGGACTACTCAAACAAGTGGCGTGGCTACCAATTTACATGATAGTATGTATATATCGTCTATATCTTTGCATATCGCAGTGGGCGCAGGTGGGGTTATTCTCACTTCACCTGACGGTATGACATGGACGGCTCGCACCTCAGGGGTGGCTACTGACCTGTGGGGAATAGAGACAAATACTACGGGTTCAATTGTGGTAGTCTGTGGTGCATCCGGTGTGATACTGACATCAACCGACTGTATCACATGGACACCGCAAACAAGCGGGGTCGCTACATTACTTAATGATATGGCATGGGGCGCAAGCGTATTTGTAGTCGCTGGCAATGCCGGGGTCATACTCACTTCTCCTGACGGCGTGACATGGACAGCCCGCACGTCGAACACTGCCGAAAACCTGCGTGACGTGTCGCACGATACATCAATATTCGCAGCGGTCGGGGCAAATGGTACTATTATCACATCACCTGACGGTGTGACGGCGTGGACAGTGAGGACATCGGGCACGGCTCAAAACCTACGAGGTATCAACTGGTGCCTCGGTCAACATGTGGCGGTCGGGGCAAACGGGACAGTGCTCACTAGTACCGATAGTATTGCATGGACACCTCATACCTCGAACACTACAATCTCCCTGCGTGATAGCGCTACTGACGGCAAAAGGATAGTGGTCGTAGGGCTCACAGGCATGATAACCAGCTCCTATGATGGTATTGTCTGGGGTACGGTGGCAGCCGGGGATGTATTATACTTTCGTACCACAGGCTTTTACGAGGAATTTTTAACGGTTGATACAGTAACCAATGGCGCAGTATTCACAGTGACGACTACGCCTGTATGGAGTTATACCAGCGGCGCTTTTTTGAGTACCGAAAAGCATTATCCAAAATGTGTGCTGAATCCAAAAGGGCTATCATGGAAGCATAACGCAGGTATATTAACCCATGACCTGACTATATCGGCAAAGGTGAGGGTATGATATTCACTAACGCCCGATATAACCAGCAAAATGAAAGTCCCTACAAATCACCTGTTTATGCTATGCTGATAGACGGTATAACGCAGGTCTTTGTGATGACAAAAGGCGAGTTTATCAACTCATATACAGGCAATACCTATAAAGTTATTACTCAAATAGATGGAGGTAGTCGCTCAGTAGTACCGGAAGAAGGGCGCTCTACTATCGGCGGGATAACCGTGACCCTCAATGATATTAACGATGAGATAACGCCACTATTGCAGAATTTCACTTCGCATTATCTGGCGCAACCTCGTAAAGTCAAGATATGGGCGGGATATGACGCTACGGATTTTGGTACATTAACAGCGAGTAACGATGCCCCGCAGATATTTACAGGCATTATCCAAAATGTCAAGATGACATCGAACGGGCTCGGCTTTACTCTTGATATTATCGATATGCAAATATTGGCATTGAAAGATATATTCACGGATGCGAGTGAGACAAACCAATATACAATAACAGGTGTGCCTCATGATATAATGCTTCAATGCCTCACTTCATCAGGCGGTGTCGGTACAGTATCGGTCGGCACGGCGGGATATATCGAGCGTTCGACTAATGGTATAAATTTCTATCGTCAAACATCAGGGGCCCCGGCGGTTGCACTTACTGGAATAACCTACGGAGCCTCTAAATTTGTAGCTTGTAACGCCACAAATACTAATGTATATATCAGCACGGATGGCGGTATCACATGGTCAACACAGGCTATCGGTATTGCAAATTTCTATGCTAATAAAATACGATTTTTCAACGGCTACTTTATTTTAGTTGGTAGTGACGGCGCTGGCAATGGCAAACTGGCAACCAGTACCGATGCTATAACATGGACATCGAGGACGGTAACATCGGCAGCTCCGTTATATGACGTAGCCTATGGCGCGGGGGTATGGGTGGCGATAGGAGGTGACGCAGCAACTGAGCGAGCAGGACTAGTCGGATGCTTCTCATCCTCCGATGCTGCGACATGGACAGGAAGGACGGCAGACGGGCACGGAGTAGTATTTGGCGGCACTACGTTTGTGGCGGTAGGATATATTGATTATCCGCCCGGCGGATATTCGTGGACAGTTTATACCTCGACAAACGGCACAACATGGACAGCTCGTACTCCGCCGATAAGCTACCCTAGTTTTGGTTACTTCTCAATATACTCAAGCACCCAATCGAGTTTGGCTTATAACGGTACTTTATTTGTGTCAGTTGGGAAGTTGGGTGCTATTTACACTACCGCCGATGGCATCACATGGACATCCCGCACAAATCCCCGCCCCGGATACTCCCTCAATGATGTAATATGGACAGGCGCTCAATTCTTTGCCGTAGGTGATGCTGGTACATTGATGTACAGCCTCGATGGTATCGATTGGGTAGATGAAACCGAAGACCCGCCTGATACCGCTACAAATTTTTATGCAAGCGCTTATTTTACCAATGTAAACGGCGCTTATGATATATTACCGCGCGAAAGAGGCTGTGCATGGGATATAAACATGATAGATGTAGCGAGCTTCACGGATGCCCGTGATACGTGGTGGAACGGGGAGCAGATGTCGTTTACTTTCAAGGAAAAAGTCAACGCGAAAGCCTTTTTTGAGGATGAGATACTAAAAGTTATTGGCGCATATTTTATTATCAAGGGTGATGGTAAACTAGCTCTCAGTGTTGCTCACCCGCCATATGTGCAGAGCGGCGTGACCACACAGACATTTGATAATTCAAATATTGTCGGTATGCCTACATGGGATATGAGGCAGCAGAATATCATCGATGAAATAGTATGGGAATATGATTACGAACTGGCGACTGATAAATATTGGACGACAAAAAGAGTTGTCAGGGCTTCTCCAGTTGATAAATACGGGCTCCGCAAGCAGATGGTTATTAAATCTAGGGGCATGAAAGGCAAGAACGCATTATCTCATAGCATGAGCGACCTTGGAGGCGATACGATTGTTCTAACTCGCAGTGACAGGATATTCCAGCGGTTCTCTCCGCCTGCGCCGCTCATTACGCTTCGCACTTTATTTCATAAGCATTTGAACGAGGAAGGGGATGTAGCTTATTTAACACACCCAAAACTGCCTAATCGTAGCAGCAATTCAGACGGATTAACCAATGAAATAGTGGAGATAGTAGATAAAAAAGTCAACTGGATGGGCGGTTATGTTGACTGGTCGCTACTATCTACTAACTGGCAGGGATTACGTTATGGAGTTATCGCACCTGATACTATAGTAGATTATAATGTAGCAACTATGAGCGAAAAAAATACATATGCTTATATTTGTTTAGATACTGGTTACATGTCTGATGGATCGCTTGGATATGCTATAATGTAAGTATTTATAGGGGATAAAATGATACAAAAATTAATGATACGATGTCCGTTAAAATCTCAACAGAGAGATAATGTATTAGGTATAGATACTATTAACGGTAAAGTAAATCTAAATACAGGGTTAGTGCCTATTGAGACTTGCGCTACAATTGAGGATGGCAAGAATTGTCGATTTGTGGCAGTAACAGCAGAAAGACAGGCGCAGCCAGATTTTAACCCTGATCAGATAAGGTCTTACGATTATATAGATAGTAATGGCATTGACCTTGTAGGTATTCAGTGTGCCTTTCCTCAATGGGTACAGGCTATAGTCGTAGAGGTTCCTGATAATGAACCTTCTAGGATACTCAGGTTATCATAATGGCATTTATAACAGTACCATCTGCATCTATCGCAGCAGGTAAGCCTATAACCACAGGCTTAATGACTATTTACAAGAACAATGATGACAGCTTTAATGACGGCACAGGGATAGCGGATGGAGTCGTGTCAAACCGTGCTTCCTATCGCCGCACAATTAAAGAAGATTGCTGGGAGCAGGGGACATATGCCGCGCCACCTGAATGGACTGTACAAACTGGCGGGAGCACTCAATCGGTAGTCGCACTAAACAGTATATACCATACTAAATCTTTGAATGCGGCGGGAATTATGGGATGGACACTAAATAGAAAATGTGTTCTAAATAGCGGGAGAACAGCGAGATTTAGGGCAGTGCTTGCAACGCCAGGCACGTCAGCAGGCACTACCCTAGGAGTAGCGCTATATCTTGATGCAACTCATTATATTGTTCTAGGTTTTTATAATAGCACTTTTATTCTACAGGCATACAATGGCTCTGTTACCACCTCCCCATCTATTGCAGCGTTTTCAATTAATACCGACTATATACTAGATTTAGTTGCTACTAGTGCCCTTGTGACAGGTTATGTATATAATTTCACAACTGGCGCACTAATTGGCTCAACGACTATCAACACAAATATCCCGGCAGCATCATTACTTATCCCCCTGCTCGGTTCATTTTCGGGCAGTGACGCAAACGGTATCATGGTAGCAGAAAGTCAATTTACAACGGACGCATTGAGGTAGGAAGAGTATGAGCCTCAATAAAGACGAAAAACCAATGAGCATACAGGAAGTAGCCAATCAGCTTCATGCAGAATGGGATAACCGTCAGTATATTGAGGCTATTAAAAAAGAATTTGATGAAGAAATTGGAAGGATTGAAAAAAGCCATTCAGAGGATTTGAGAATACAGCAGGAAGCCCATGACCGCGAATTATTGGCAATAAAAAAAGATATAGCATATATCAAACCAATAGCGGATATGCAGTATCAAAAGGAGGCAGCGGTTGCATTTGGAAAAAGACTCGGCAATAATATAACTTGGCTAGGTGGTGTTCTAGGGGCGGTATTTGCCGCGTTAGTTGCTTTGTATTATGGATTTAAGTTTGCGGTAGCTGAAGCAGTGAAGCATATCGATAAGCTCCCACCGCCGGGAGTAGGACAATAAACAGCCCCTAGAGGGATAGTATAATCCGTGGGGGCTTACAAAGATACAATAATCAGTGGCTCATCAGACCACTCTAAACCATTAATTTTTTAACGTATTTAGACTAATATTATAACACGAAAAAGGAATTTGCTATGACTTACGGATTGATTTCAGGATGGGCTATGATAGTATGGGCTGCGGTTCTATATTATAAAAATAAACTTGGAGAGAAGAGAGATGATAAAGCTTCAAATGATTGAGCTAATATCGATATGTCAAAATAACCCGTACATGCTGGGAGTAGTTCTGCTGGTAATGCTATTCGCTATACTACTGACGATGTACATCATGCAGGCGATTAAGGACATTGTAGCGATACCGACACCATCAGCGTCATGGATGATACTCATATCATTTGCGTTAGCTGGCGGGATAACCGAGATAGGGGTGTATGCCATTGTCCATTTTTATAGTGGTATAGGCATACTTGGCGCACTGGCAGAAGCCGCGCTATATACCTACTACAAAGGCATATATCCTGAGCAACAGTTTTTGACATGGATAGTAAAGGTAACGGCTGGCAGGGTGACGGCACTGGTAGAAAAACCATCTAGTTCGAATGGCGCTACCACCGTGGGCGGTGTCGTATCTACCATAGCGCAGGCAGATTATGAGAATAAGTAGCACTAGCTGCCACGGCATAGATTGGGGCGGCGCTCAATTACCCGACCCCTATTTATTAATGATGCAGATTTGGCATAATTGGAAGTATAGAGAACTGTCTCATACTGAGCCTAAACATATATGGAGATATAAAAGATAATGAGTAAATCCCTCTCTACCATCTGGCACGACCAGCGCAACAATGAATTATACAAATGGGGCACGTGTAACGCTACTAGTATAGCTATGGTGATGCAATATAAGAATAAGATACCTGCTGATTACGACAAGGGTGCGCCGCTACAGTTCTATATAAATAAATACCAGCCTGTATTTACTATGAAAGATGAGGACGGGATAATCGGCAAGGGTACACAACTCGATGATTATGTGACCATCCAGCTCGCTACACCGGCGGCGTGGGAAGTCCACAAGAAAACCCTCCCCGATTGGCGCAATTACAATCCTCGTAACAACCCCTTCGTACTACGGTGGTATTTAGAGAGCGTGGGGATAAAGGATATGTTTATCCAGATAGCCAATAAAGGCGAGGCACTAAAGGTTATCCGTGCCAGTATCGACCGTGATATGCCCGTTATAATGGCAGGGAGCTATACACGAAAGAGGCAGAACGGCACTCAGGATACCATCACTCATATTAATGTAGCGGTAGGCTATGACGATAATAATATCATTGTTAATGATCCGTTTGGCTCAATGCTCAACTACTATCTACCGTACCCGAATGACGGCGACCACGTGGTAGTGCCGAATGAGTTTTTGAAAGAGCATGTGACGCAGTTGCATATCTTGAGTGTATAAGCTATAATTATATCCTTAACACGGCAAAGTGTAATACTGCCCGTAGCGTCAACTACATATTTGGTTAGCCGTCTTTCATCATAGGATAATCCTCCTCGAACCTCACCCTCACCGGTGGGGTTTTTTAGTATGTGCAAAAAATGCACGATGTGGTATAATGGGATAGTTAAATAAACATCGAATTCGGGTCGATGAATTAAAAATCAAGTTTGCCGCCAGTTAGAATACCCGAATTATTCTTTCTGGTGGCAATTTTTATTTTTAGGAGAAAACTTTATGAATAAATTCGTTGAGGTTGTTAGAACCGATGTTGGCAAATCCAAAAAAGATACTTTCACTGCAAACGGGGCGGTTACTCGCTCGACATCAGGACAGTCGCATACTGACTTATTCGCCATCATAGGCTCTGGGCGTAATAACCCAGAAGGCGTGATTAGATTATTTAGTCAGTCTTATATTGACGACAAGGAGATAGCGCTAAGAATAGCATTATGGGCGCGTGATATAAGGAATGGGGCGGGAGAACGCCAAACTTTCCGTAATATCCTGAAATATCTCGAAAACACAGACCCTGATGTATTAAATAGGCTACTTAAATATGTATCAATATTCGGTCGTTGGGATGATTTATTTGTTTTAAATATTCATTCTCCCGGTTTCGTTAAAGCTGCTGAAATATTAAAAACAGCAATCGAAAACAAAAATGGATTAGCAGCAAAATGGACACCGCGCAAAGGAAAGGTGGCGGAAAGATTGCGCCTACTTTGGAATATGCAGCCAAAACAATACCGCAAATTCCTTGTCGAAAATACAAATGTCGTGGAAAATGATATGTGTGCCAAAGAGTGGGACAATATCCAATTCGATAAACTACCATCAGTAGCCTCGCTTCGCTATCAAAAGGCTTTTGGGCGCAATTGTGGCACTCGTTATCAGGAATACAAAACCAAGCTAGTTAAGGGCGAAGCCAAAATAAACAGCGCTGTCTTATTCCCACACAATATAGTTCATAACGTAATGTATAATAGCGGTGATGCACTAGTAATGAACGAACAATGGAAGACGTTGCCAGATTATTTAGGGCAGAACAGCAGCAAGGTATTAGTTATGTCGGATGTATCAGGCTCAATGACCTGTAATGTCGGCGGGAATACAACAGCACTAGAAGTCTCGATAGCGCTTGGATTATACACCTCGGAACGTTTAAAAGGAGCGTTCAAGGATGTGGTGCTGACATTCTCAGGTAGCCCTGTTTTTCATATCGTTAAGGGTATGAATATATCTGATAGGGTGAGGAACCTCTCGAAAGCTAGTTGGGAAATGAACACGGATTTACAGAAAGCGTTTGAGCTTGTTTTGAATACAGGGTTATCAAATAATATCCCACAGGCTGATATGCCAGAAACTATTTTGGTTATTTCGGACATGGAGTTTGATGCTTGTGGAGGCAAGAGAACTAATTTTGGCGCTATCAAAAATCAGTATAAAAATGCTGGCTATAAAATGCCTCAACTAGTATTTTGGAATGTCAACGGTAGGCAGGGCAATAATCCTGTCAAATTTAATGCAGAAGATACTTGCATGATTTCAGGGTATTCGCCTTCTATCCTAAAAACTGTATTATCTGGTAGCTCCATGAGTGCCGTAGATATAATGAATAACACTATTATGCAAGAACAATATGATGTAGTTAGAAATATTGTGGTATAATATAGATATGTTGGGAAGGGTTCAGCAAAAAAAACTACACTTGCCTGTTAAGCAAACCAGTAAAACCTTCCCGTAATGATTTTTTTGGATAAGTTCAGCAACAAAACACCTCGGTTAATAGGAAAAAAGTTTATCCCGTATCTTTTGGAATACTTACAGCATACAAACTCTTTGCTAAAGAAAAACATAGTATTCCGTATATCTCACGGCTCTGAAATACGGCAAGTCTGTAAAGTAGGAGCCATCCGGTCAGCTTAATCGCTGACCTTTTTTTGTGGTATAATATCCCTATGCCCCGTGTACGGGTGCTGTCGGTTTTCCCTGTTGACCCCAAAATAACAGGTATGGTATAATATATAGACTGGGGCTGAAAAGCAAAGACGTGAGTATATCGGGGCTGACTACGGCTCTTGGGCGTTTGGGAGAGTTCCCCATGTAAGAAGACCCATTTAGGAGGCTGATAACGGAGGCTACTGGGAAAAGTAGGAAGCAGTTAAACGGGTAAACTCGGAGCTGGCAGCAAGCTATGAAGAGAAATCCAAAGGCCGAAAGATATACCCCAGTTTTTATGTTATAATATATCCGGTTGCAACTCTCTACTGACAGGCTCCCGAAAGGGTATAAACAAGTCCTGCTGTAGTTTAACTCCCTCCACGAACACCGCAAGGTATCGCACCCGGTGAGGGTAGACGCTCATTGGCGCAACTGGCAGACGCAGGGAACTTAAAATTCCCCATGTTCTAGGTTCGACTCCTAGATGAGCGACCATTTTAATCTCAAGGTGGCGGAATTGGCATACGTGCTAGTCTTAGAAACTAGATTTTGAGGGTTCGACTCCCTCCCTTGAGACCATTTTTATTTTACGCATAGACTGAGCATGGGTGAGCTCCGCGGACTGTAACTCCGTATCCTTCGGGACGTGATAGTTCAAATCTATCTCTATGCACCATTTTACTAGGATGAGTGGGAGAGCGGTTTAATCCACCTCTTTGCTAAAGAGGCGACCCTAAAAAGTCCGTAAGTTCGAATCTTACCTTATCCGCCATTATTTTTGGAAGTGTAGCCTAGTCTGGTCTAAGGCACCTGTCTTGAAAACAGGAGGGTCGAAAGGCTCCGCGAGTTCGAATCTACGCCACTTCCTCCATTTCTCTTTCGTCTAACGGTAGGACAATGCCCTTTGAAGGCACGAATTGTGGTTCAAATCCATGAAGGGAAACCATTTATGTTATAGTAACTCAGTCCGGTAGAGCCGTGAATTTACACGTGGTCGCAGGTTCGAATCCTGCCTATAGTTCCAAATTTTTATTGAAGAATTATTAAACATGTCCTCACAAACCATCCCCTCCGAATACCAACCCGCTTTATCCCGCCTTGTGGATAGTTTATTGCGCTACCCCGATGGTAGCGATAAGGAGCTGACTAATATGCCGCCTATAGAGGTTTTATATGAGTTATGGGAATATGACAAAAAGAATAAGCCCCTCCTGCCGCGATGGGTCATTGAGTACGGCAGGGAGAGGGCGGTGTGGGTGTTGGTTAATTTGAGGGCTTAGTGTTTTCTATGCTCATTTCTATGACATTCTTCACACAATAAAGTCATATTATCCTCATTATCTGCCCCACCTTCTGACAAAGGTTTAATGTGGTGTACGTGCCCTCGATAGCGTGGCATTTTGAACCCGCTCTCAAATTCAGTAATAAACATCACACCACATTTTTGGCAAGTATGATTAAACTTGCGGTGTATTTGTTTACGGAGCATCGATATACCTAGGTATTCTAGCTTATACAAGTGGTTATTATGCTTTTCGCATAATGTCTGATTTTTTCGAGGCAACTTACATCCACAAGCGCGGCATTTCATTGCTGCTAAAAACTCAGCGCATTGTTGATTAAACCAGTCGGGGTAATCTAAGTCGAGATGGGTATGGGTTTTTCTCTTCTTCTCTTTCGATTGATATGGGGTGTATTTTCTTAGCTTAGCTATTTCATCAGCGCTCAATTGATATTCTGGTCTCAATTTCATCTTTCATACCTCCCAAATCTGTAAATCTCTTTCCAATTCTTATCATACAATATATTATACCCCGCCCATGTCCCCGTGTATCTACCTACATGTTTTATCCCTTTACTATCTACTACCGTTTTGGTTGGCATTTCGCCGTTGCCGGTACTCACTGTGGTGGCGAGGAAGAGTAGAGTAATGAGGAGGAGGCGGGGCATTTAGGGGATAACCCATTCAATATTATTCTTTTCGCATCTTTTAATAAAGATCTCTTTTTCAGAGAGCCCCTTCCCTTTATCGTAATTCGCTACATGAGTATATTCTATACCCCTCACGCCAATAGAAATATCGAAATTCTTGCGTCTACGACAAAGACAAATATCCCTCATTGGTTTCTCGGTATCATTATCACTCCAGTGATAATCAATAAAGCAAATGATTTTCTCGCTATTACATATCAACTCATATAGCTTTTCGTAATCTTTCGATAGTTTGTATTTATACATTCTTAACCTGCCCCGCATTAACCCACCTAGCGCGTCTCGCCTCTTTACTATATGGATATTCCTGTATCTGCAAGTCAGACGGGAATTGATTTATATCTTTCACCAGCTTCCCATCCACCTGCATTTGTTTAATAAATATCGGAACATTGGCAGCTCTGCACTGTTCTTTAATATTCCTTATCCATTCAATATCACAATGACGGGCATTGTGACCGCTCTCAGCTCCGACAATGACCCAGTCTATATTTTCTAATGGTAGAAAGGGTATGTCAGTCAACAAGGGCTCTATGGATAAGAATTTGATATGAGCATTGCAGTTACGGAGATAGTAAATACGTGATATAGCAGCCTCTTCTTCTACCGTCACGCCCACCCAAGCATTTGTAGGATAGTCCTTTATCTCTCGCAGCCTTTCTGCCCTCTTTGTGAGCACCTGAAAGACATGCTGAGGATATTGTTTTGCCTGGTCGAGTATATCCAAAATAAACTCAGTAGGTACGTCCTTATGAAAAGTATCACTCATCGAGTTTACGAATATCATTTTTGATTTACCGGGGAAATGAGTAAGTAGATCGCCGGGATGGCAAACAACCTTCTTAAACCCGTGCTCATATTTCTCCAACCCCATCGACTGTAATCGTGCTGTCATTTTTTCGGCATAGCAATTTTTGCAACCTGCCGATATTTTGGAGCAGCCTGTTACGGGGTTCCATGTCTTGTCTGTCCATTGTATTTTTGTGCTCATTTCGT